CATTAGACCTCATTTTCTGTCAAGTTAGTGAGGACACGATTAACCAAAACAGACTGCTCGAGATTAGAGATGGAAAGGTTCATTTCAAATACGAGGAGACACAATAAGGAGAATTATTATGGCAATAGGCTTTAATACAACTAAGGGCTCTGCCCAAAAGTCCAAAATTGAAACTTACAATTTTGGCAATAAGGAAGATCATCACATTAGATTAGTTGGTGACCTTCTACCGAGATATGTCTACTGGATAAAAGGCGAGAACAACAAAAACATTCCTATGGAGTGTTTGTCTTTCGATAGAAACTCCGAGACATTCAACAATATCGAGCATGACCATGTTCGAGATTTTTACCCTGACTTAAAATGCGGTTGGGCTTATGCAGTCCAGGGGATTGACTACTCTGACAAAACTGTCAAGGTTGTTAATCTAAAAAGGAAACTTTTTGACCAAATTTTAGTAGCTATGGAAGAATTAGGAAATCCTACTGACGTAGAAACTGGTTGGGATATATTCTTCAAGAGATTGAAGACTGGCCCACAAGTGTTTAATGTTGAGTATCAACTGCAAATGCTTAAGTGTAAGCCAAGAGCATTAGAGGATTGGGAACAAGAACTCATAGCAGAACTTAAGTCTATGGACGACGTGCTTCCTAGACCTACACCTGATGCTCAGTTAGAACTACTTAAGAAAGTTCAAGGTGCAGATTCTAACGAAACTGTAGACGAGGAGTTTGACGTATCATGATTGGAGTAGGACAAAAGTTCCCTGAATTTGAATTACAGGGAGTAAATGAAAATAATGAATTCGGAGTCATTGCAGACCACGATATTCAAGGTTGGGCAGTAATATACTTTTACCCAAAAGATTTTACTTTTATTTGTCCAACAGAAATTGCAGGTTTCGATACTTTAGTTGATGATGATGTTACTGTAATAGGTATATCTGGAGACAACGAGCATTGCAAACACGCATGGAGAGAAGTTAACGGTGGCATTAGAGATATTGACCATTGGTTAGCGGCTGACTGTGGACTCTATTTAGCAGAAGAACTAGGAATAGTTGATGAAGCTGAAGGAGTTGCTCTGAGAGCCACTTACATATTAGACGACATGGGTACTATCCAGCACGTCTCAGTAAATGGACTTGATACAGGTAGAAATCATGAGGAGATAGCAAGAACACTTGCGTCTCTACAAGAAGAAGGACTCACAGGTTGCAACTGGCAACCAGGAGACGACTACGTCGCATGATTTTATTTACAGCAGACTGGCACATAAAATTAGGTCAAAAGAATGTTCCTACTGATTGGGCAATCAATCGGTATCAGATGTTCTTTGAACAAATTACTGAGCTAGAAAAAGACTGTAAACTACATATCATTGGTGGGGACTTATTTGATAGAGTCCCCTCAATGGACGAACTTACTCTTTACTTTGACTTTATAAGAGGAGTAACAATTCCTACTATTATTTATGACGGAAATCATGAAGCTACTAGGAAAAACAAGACTTTCTTTACTAATTTAAAGAAAGCAACCTCAGATGTTAACGCATTGGTAGAGGTTATAGATGAAACCTATATAGAAGATGATTGGGCTATATTACCCTATGCTGACTTATACAAGAAAAATAGTATAGAATCGATAGACGCCCATATTCTATTTACTCATGTGCGTGGTGAAATACCTCCTCATGTAGTACCAGAGGTGGATTTAGATAGGTTTGACAAGTTTCATACAGTTTTTGCTGGAGACTTACATGCTCACGAGAATACTCAAAGAAACATAGTATATCCTGGCAGCCCTATGACTACATCATTTCACAGAAATAGAGTAAAGACAGGTGCTTTACTTATTGATGATAATTGGTCTTGGGTATGGCATGAACTTGACTTACCGCAGTTAATTAGAAAGACTGTATCAGACCCAGACGATATGGTACAGACTGAATTTGACCACACAATCTATGAACTCGAAGGAGATGTTCAAGATTTGGCAAAAATTAAGAACTCAGAACTATTAGATAAAAAAGTTGTAAAACGACAGGTAGAAGCTACATTGAATCTTACTTCGGAAATGTCTATTAGTGATGAACTTGTAGTATATTTACAAGATATACTAAATTTAGATGATGATAAGATTAAAGCAATTATAGGAGTGTACAATGATTATTCTACAGAAGTTAGCTTGGGATAATTGTTTCTCCTATGGGAAAGGCAATGAAGTTAATCTAGCAGAATCAACTTTAACACAACTTGTTGGAACAAATGGAGTAGGTAAATCATCTATTCCACTTATTCTTGAAGAAGTTTTATTTAACAAGAATAGTAAGAATGTAAAGAAAGCCGATATTGCTAATAGATATGTTAATCAAGGTTATGATATTAGTCTTGACTTTACTGTGGACACAGATAGTTATAATATATCAGTTAGCAGACGAGCTACTTTAAAATGCAAACTTACTAAGAATGGTGAAGATATAAGTAGTCATACTGCTAGTAATACTTACAAAACATTGGGAGAGGTTTTAGGTATTGACTTCAAAACCTTTACCCAGCTTGTTTATCAGAATACTAATACGAGTTTACAGTTCTTAACTGCAACAGATACAAATAGAAAGAAATTCCTAATTGATTTATTAAAACTTGATGATTATGTTGCGTTCTTCGAGACCTTCAAAGAAGGTGTGCGAGTTGCAACTCAAGGGGTAACTGCGCTAAATGCAAAAACCGACACGATAGTTAAATGGTTAGATGACAACAAATTGGAGACTACTGACATATTATCGAAAATGGATTTACCAAAAATCTCGGAAAAAGATGAGAAAACTTTGCGTCAGTTACAATTAGACTTTGAAAATATCTCCGAAAAAAATAAAAAAATAAATTTTAATAATAATCTGTTAGAACAGTTAAAATCAATTGATATTAACTCTTTAAGAAGTGATTTACAATTGTATCCTGAGGAGAAAGATATCAAAAATCATGTTGGTGCTATTAGTGCTTGGAAACAAGAACTTTCTCATGAAACAAATATGAGAAGTAAATATGAACAGTTAAAAAACGCCGAAACACAAGAATGTCCTACTTGTGAGCAACCAATAGACATGGACTTCGTTATGGAACACTATAACGAACACAATGAAAGAGCAGAACAATGTAGTAAATTTGTTAGGCAAGAACAGGACAAGCTAGAGAAACTAGAAGATGAAAATAAAATATATAGGAAAGCAGCCAGAGGAATCAAAGAGTGGGAACAACTCTTCAACTCTATTGACTCTGGACTCCCAACGGAAACAAGCGATCCAGAAAGAATCCAAGAAGCTATCGACGCGCTTCAAGAGAAAGTTCAGTTGGCTCGTACCGAGTTGGAAGAAGTAGCAAGTGAAAATGAAAAAAGAGAAAGACACAATACAAGAATTGAAATTATTACAGAGCAAACTGAACAGTTTGAGATGGAGCTGGGTGAAATTACAGACAAGCTCAGCAGTATTGAGGATAAACTTTCGATACTCGAGATACTTAAAAAGGCGTTTAGTACAAACGGGTTACTTGCCTACAAAATCGAATCCCTTGTTAAAGAACTAGAAAGTTTAACAAACGAGTATTTGGCAGAGTTTAGTGATGGTAGATTTAGTATCAATTTCGTAGTAGAAAATGATAAGCTGAATGTAGAAGTTACTGATACAGGCAAACAAATTGACATACTAGCATTATCTAGTGGAGAACTCGCAAGAGTTAATATTGCGACACTAGTTGCAATACGAAAACTAATGACATCTATTAGTAGAAGTCAAATCAATGTGCTATTCCTCGATGAGGTTAATCAGGCACTTGATGAACAAGGAAAGGAGAAAATCGTAGAGATACTCCTTAAAGAAGAAAACTTAAATACTTATCTAGTTTCTCATGGTTGGACACACCCATTATTAGAGAAAATAGAAATTATTAAGGAAGATAATATATCTCATTTGGAATAACATGAAAGATGGAGATACTTTTTGGTTACACATATGCCCTTACAAACCTGAGTTTAGACAGTATATACCAGTTGGTTCAACCTGTAAAACTTGCGATTGGGAAGAGCTTAGCAACCATGAAAAAGCAATAATAAGACAACAAGAACATAGAGACAGAATGGAAGAAGATTATGACTACTGACATAGAGATAGTATTAAGTACTATAGAAAATCAACTAAACTTGCCAAGAGGTACAGTTAAACCTGGAGGAGATTTAGTTGCAGACTATGGAGCTGACTCTCTAGATATGGTAGAACTAGCAATGACTCTGGAGGACTTACTAGATATAGAAGTTCCCGATGATGCAGTCAAAGACCTAAAGCTTCATGATGTTGATAATTTAATTAAATTTGTAAAAGCACAGTAATGGTTAACAGCAGACAGAAAGGTCATAAGGCCGAGTTACTTGTTGCCAATATGTTGACGCGTTGGACAAATCTACCCTTTGAGCAAACTCCTGGCTCTGGTAGTGGAAAAATAAAAGGAGACCTGTGGTTGAAACACCACATAAATAAGTTTCTAATTGAAGTAAAATTTTATAAAGATGACGCAGTATCTACTAAAGTTTTTACTAATAAAAGTAATAATTTTGTGCAATGGTGGGCTAAAACAAAGCAACAAGCAGAGGATAGTAACCTAGAACCTGTCTTGTTCTTTAAGGCAAACCATGCACAATTTTTTGTATCAACAATACGAAAACCAAAACAGCTAGACTATATGTACATCTCTTGGTTAGGTGCATATATTTGTCTCGCTGAAAAATGGTTGGAGAAAGAAAAACAGGAATGGACAGATGGCGAAAGAATTTACGAGCCTTGGAGCAAAGCCGACTCCTAATGGGAATCTGCTTATAGTTGATGGTCTCAACTTAGCTTTTAGGTGGAAACACCAGAAAAAAGAATTCTTCAAAGTAGAATATGTAAGGACAATAGAAAGTCTTGCTAAATCATATGACTGCGGAGAAATCGTAGTACTTGGCGATGGTGGTAGTGATTATAGAAAAACTATAGACTCAGAGTACAAAGCAAACCGTAAAGAACGGTATGCAGACCAAACAGAAGAAGAAAAACAAGAGTTTCTAAACTTTCTAGGAGAGTTTCAGAAAACAGTAGACTTATGTAATGAAAAAGGTTATCTCACTATGAAATTCAAAGGTGTAGAGGCTGATGACATTGCAGCAGTCATATGTCTCAATAGAGAGGAAATCGGTATAGAGGATATTTGGCTAGTGAGCTCAGATAAAGACTGGGATTTGCTAGTAAACGAGAACATATCACGGTTCTCTACCGTAACAAGAAAAGAGACAACAATGGATAATTGGGACGAACATTATGACTTTCACCCAGATATGTACTTAACTTTTAAGTGCTTAACTGGAGATAAAGGAGATAACGTCCCTGGAGTAAACGGAATTGGCCCAAAACGTGCTAGTAGTCTTATTGCAACACATGGTGATGTATTTGACTTAATGAGTCAGTTGCCAATTGATAGTAAGTATAAATTCATGCAAAACTTAAACGAGTTTGGAAGTGATAATCTTGCTAAAAATGTGGAACTGATGGATTTAACATATGACCCTGACGCACAAGTACTTGGGAAAGAACAGGAAATTATAGGATTAGTGAAAAATTATGTCAGTTAAAATAGATTATAGTAAAGATTCTATGCTTGATGAGTTTGCAATAACAACTTTAAAGGATAGATATATGATACCAGGAGAAGAATCTCCACAAGAAGCATTTGCTAGAGCTGCTATGGCTTTTGCAGATGATGACGCTCATGCACAAAGGTTGTATGATTATGTCAGTAAACTATGGTTTATGTTCTCGACTCCCGTTCTATCAAACGGTGGAACTACTCGAGGACTACCCATTAGTTGTTTTTTAAATTATGTAGATGACAGCAGAGAAGGAATAACAGGCCATTATGTAGAGAATGCATTTCTATCATCTTTTGGTGGTGGAATTGGAGGACACTGGTCTGATGTTAGAGCACAAGGTACAAGGACTTCAAAAGGAAGTGAAAGTACTGGAGTGATACCTTTTATTAAAGTTGTTGATGCGGAAATGTTAGCATTTTCTCAAGGCGTAACTCGTAGGGGTAGTTATGCAGCATATCTACATATGTCACACCCCGAAATAGAGGAGTTTTTAGATGTCAGAAAACCTACAGGTGGCGACACTAACAGGAAGAGTATTAACCTTCATCACGGTGTCGTGGTTCCTGACTCCTTTATGGAACTCATACACTCCGCCACTAAATATCCTGATTTTGACGATAGCTGGAATCTTGTGGATCCCCACACCCATCAAGTCAAAAAAACAGTAAGTGCTAGAGCACTTTGGGTAAAATTACTACAGAATAGAATGGAGACAGGTGAGCCCTATCTTATGTTTGAAGATGCAGTCAATGCAGAAGTGCCAGAGTTCCAAAAGAAGAAAGGACTAGAGGTACACCACTCGAACTTATGTAGTGAAATCACATTAGCAACAGACGAAGAAAGAACAGCAGTATGTTGTTTATCTTCAGTCAATTTAGAATATTATGATGAATGGAGCAATCATGGCTCATTCATTCCAGACTTAATAAGAATGTTAGATAATGTTTTAACAGACTTTATTAAAAGAGCACCTGAGCAATTGCACAGGGCGACTTTTAGTGCTATGAGAGAAAGAAGTCTCGGTCTAGGTGCAATGGGATTTCACGCATATTTACAAAAGAAAGGAATTCCTTTCGAGTCGTTAGCGGCTCAAGCGGCTAATGTTAATATGTTTCATCATATTAAATCGGACGCAGAAGTAACAACACGCAAATTAGCACAGGAAAAGGGAGCGTGTCCCGATGATGATACTTGTACAGTAAGAAATGCACACTTATTAGCTATAGCTCCAAATGCGAGTTCTAGTATTATATGTGGTAATACGAGTCCAAGTATCGAACCTTTTAGAGCAAATGCTTTTACACAAAAAACTAAGTCTGGAAGTAATCTTATGAAGAACAAGTACTTAACTAAAGTTCTTAATAAGTATGAAATGAATACAGACGAAGTATGGAAAGGTATAGTTGCAAATCGAGGAAGTATCCAACATCTTGACTTTTTAACACAAGATGAAAAAGATACTTTTAAAACAGCTGTAGAAATCAATCAGGCATGGATTATAGAACACGCTGCAGAAAGACAAGATTATATCTGTCAATCTCAGTCACTAAATCTATTCTTCCCACCTGATGTAAATAAAGGAGATTTACACAGCGCTCATATGTTAGCATGGGCAAAGAATTTAAAAACGCTTTACTATCTACGTAGTGAAGCAATTAGTAGAGCAGACAATGTGGCTTCCCAGGCAAAGAGAGAAATCATCTTTGAACAGGAAGATTGTCTAAGTTGTGAAGGATAATTATGTTATTAGAAAAAAGAGAATATTATAAACCTTTTAAATATCCGTGGGCATTTGAGAACTACAAAAAACAACAGCAAATGCATTGGCTACCCGATGAAGTGCCTCTACAAGATGATATAAAGGACTATAAAGAAAAATTAAGTGATGGAGAGCGTATGTTGCTAGACAATATATTTAAGTTCTTCACACAAGCAGATGTAGACGTATGTGGAGGTTATGCCCACCACTACTTACCTACATTTAAACAACCAGAAGTAAGAATGATGTTAGTTGCGTATGCTGCTATGGAAGCAGTACACCAAGAAGCATATTCCCTTCTACTAGAAACTCTAGGTAAATCAGAGGATATGTACCAAGAGTTTATGGATATAAATGCCATGATGGAGAAACATGAATACTTACAAGACTTTAGTATGGAAACTCCATTTGATATGGCAAAGACAATGGCAGTATATAGTGCATTTACAGAAGGCGTACAGTTATTTAGTAGCTTTGCGATACTTCTAAACTATCCAAGACATAACTTAATGAAAGGTATGGGACAGATTGTTACATGGTCAATAAGAGATGAATCTCTCCATGTTGAAGGTCTATCTCAACTATTTAGAACTTTTATGCAGGAACACCCTGAGTTATGGACAGATAAGTTAAAGTATGAAATCTATTGTGCTGCTGAGAAAACTGTTGAACTAGAAGACAAATTTATTGATGTTTGTTTTGAAAAGGCAGCAGTCCCCGATTTAACGGCAAAAGAAGTTAAGGAATATATTAGATATATTGCGGATAGAAGATTACTAGGAATAGGAATGAAAAAGATATTTCATAGTGAAGAAAATCCATTACCTTGGATTGATATGCAGTTAAACGCAGTTGAGCATACCAACTTTTTTGAAAACCGTGCTACCGAGTATGCTAAGGCTAGTACACAAGGAAATTGGCAGGATATATTCAAATGAGCGAAGTTATACCAACAATTACTATTGACGGAACTGAGTATGTACTCGACCAGTTAAGTGAAGAGCATAGGAATGTAATTAACCACATTCAAGTTGCTGACCAAGAAATAGCGAGACTGCAAACAGTAATCGCAATTCAAACTACTGGAAGACAAGCATATATAAATCAGCTTGGCGAAGAACTCGGCAAACAAGATGCAGAGTTCACCCCCGAAGTAGTGAAGTGAAGATATTTATAGGGTACGAAGAAGCACACCCTGAGATGTATGATGTGTGTAAAGCGAGTATTAAAAGATTCTCGACTACACATGAAATATACCCACTCAGGAAAAAGAAGCTCGGTATGTACAAACGACCTTATCAAGGCGAAGCAACCGACTTTGCTTTTACTAGGTTTCTAGTACCCTTTCTATCTGACTATCGTGGGTGGTCATTATTTTGTGATGGCGACTTTATGTGGAGGTCAGACCCACAAGAAGTTTTAGAATATGTTGATGATAGTGATAATGAGGGCGCAGATGTTTTAGTTGTAAAACACCCTGAACTTATTACGACAGAAGGAGTAAAGATGGACGGTAAGGTAAACAGACCTTATCCATTTAAGTATTGGTCTAGTTTAATGTTAATGAACTGTAAGAAGTTAAAAAATCTTACAGCAGAGTATGTAAATGAAGCCCCAGCGGGTGATTTGCATGGCTTTAAATGGACTGATAAAGTAGGAAATTTACCTGCAACTTTTAATAATATGGTTGGATATTATGATATATACCAGCCTAGTGCAGTTCACTTTACAGATGGAGGCCCTTGGCTAAAAGGTTTTGAAGACCAACCCTATGCTGATGAATGGAGAGCTGTATTACATGAAACACAACGACCAGTATAGTTTCCTTGAACATAGACGAAAGCAGGAAGCAGCACACCATAAGAGATTGGGAAATGAAGAATTTGACCCACTCAATTCGATTCTAACAGTCGAAGTAAATACTACCGAACTTTGTAATCGAACTTGTGTCTTTTGCCCGAGACATGACCCAAAAGTTTTCCCTAATAGGAATTTGCATATGACTCCAAACGGTGCGAGTCATATAGCACGAGAACTTGGACGTAATCATTATCGTGGCAAAATCTCTCTTAGCGGCTTTGGAGAAAATTTACTCAACCCAGAGTTTCCTGAAATAATAAAAAGTTTTAGAACACATCTCGATTCCAACATAATCGAATGTAATACCAATGGGGACAGATTGACTTCAGAGTATGCAAAATCTCTGTTTGAAAATGGTCTCTCCCTTCTATATATTAACTTGTATGATGGAGCGCATCAAATGGAACATTTCGATGAAGTTATGCGTGATATCCCAGAAGAGAGATATAAGTATCGTATGCATTGGAGTATGAAAGATCATGGACTTATTTTAAATAATAGAAGCGGCACAATCGATTGGCTCGGTATAGAGGAAAGCGATATAAAATCTTTGCAAGGAAAACCGTGCCATTATCCTTTCTACAAGATGTTTGTAGATTGGAATGGAGATGTTTTGTTCTGTAGTAACGATTGGGGGAGAGAACACGTTATAGGTAATATAATGCAAGATACCTTAATGAATGTCTGGTTTAGTAAACCAATGAGGAAAATTAGGCAAAGACTAGCAAAAGGGGATAGAAGTCAATCTCCGTGTAACGGGTGTTCAGTAGATGGAACACTATTTGGAAAGGAATCATTCGATATTATACAAACATATGAAACTAGATGACATAGAAAAAGTCCACCCAATGAGACAAATCTTTTGGGCAAGTATAATACAAATTAGTGTACTAGCATTGATGGGACTTTCAATGTTGGTCATAGGATATTTATTTACATGAAGATAGGAATTACAGGAACAACAGGACTTGCAGCAGCCATAGCGGGTGTTTTGCAAGACCACACAATTCACACTCCTCGCATAGAGGATATTACCATGAATGGTTTAAACTTTTGGGGTTTTGATAAAGATAACCCTAATAATTTAGATGTTTTAATCAATCATGCTCACAAAGGATTTGCACAAACAGAAATACTTGATATAGCGTATAGGGCATGGCATAATGA